ATTTGGTAGGATTGTATGCAAGTTTTACTGCACCACGAATCTGACCTCTGTTTAGACCTCCTGGAGAGAACCATGGATCTGCAACATTGTCAGTATTAGCACATAGACCTGCAATGTCACCATTCAATGGAACATATCGGTATACATCATTGTATCGATCATACATGTACTTGTATCCGGAATCGAATACTGCGTATGAAGAACTTGCGATTCCATCAAAGAATTCTTTGACGTTTGTAGTCTGAGTAATACCGCTAGTAATACCAACAACGTCTTGTCTTCTTGGTGAAACGAAAGCAACACAGTCTTTTCTGCCTTCAACCAAATCGATCATACCTACAACGTGCGTTGTTCCATCAGTGCTGTCTGGAGTTTTGCCACCCATTACTAGATTAATATCTACAATATCTGGATCAGCAAAATAATCATATGCTAGCAATGTTTCACCAGATGTTGGAGAAAAGTCATCAGAAGCTGTAGAAAGCGTGTCAACGATTGGAGAAGTTACATTAGTAAAGATCTTTACAGAACTTACTGATGTAATATCAGTTCCCCAGTTTGTTCCAGCTGAAGGGTGATCCATCCACCAAACGTATGCTGAAGTTCGGTTTACAACGTCAACATAGTAATTTGTTCCACCTTGAGCAGTTCTTGCTTTTGGGTGTTTTGATACAAATTCAAATGTTTCGATAACTGCGTTGCCTCTGTTTCCAGCAACATCGCTGTCATATCCTGTAATCTTTCCTTGAGTATCATATACTACAATATGCATCTCATCAGCATTTGTTGTACCTAATCCTAATCCAACAGCCCAATCTGTTGTTCCAGGAGCAGCATCAAACAAATCGTAATATTTCCATCTTCTGCGAACATTTGTTCCAGAAGTAACTGCTGTTTTTAATCCACCACCTTTGGGGTCATCAAATCTGCGAATTGTTAAATCTCCAGGACCAGATGTGCCAGCATCAAATGCGATTGAAGAGACTTCATATTGCTGTCCTGAAGTCTCTTGGAAATATACAACATCACCAACATTATAACTTTCTGCAGTTGCCACACCAACAGTGGTATCACCTACAGCTGCATTTGCGTCAACTGATGCACTAATTGTTTGTTCGTATGCTGTAGCACTTCCGCAAATAGAAACTCCTAGTGAGTTACCCCAATCTCCTGGATACTTGGAAGCCCAATTACCAAAAGAACCTTGTCCGTTAGCATAATTGTTTTCATAATCGTCATCGTTGGTAATTCTAACTCCTAACTTAGCAACAACTGTTGCGGAATTAGTTGGAGCTGAGTCCATTGTAAGTGTTGTTCCATTTACACTAAATGCTGTTGTTAAAACATCATCAACAGTCACCTCTAGCAGATCAGCATCAGTTACTGTTTGTGATAAAGTAAATGCAACTGTTGATCCATCTCCTGTTCCAGAAAGAAGCGAAACGCCACCACCTGAAACTGCGTTTCTTGCGCCTGTTTCAATTCTTACTACTCTTAAAGCATTACCGTATTGCAAGAAGTTTGCAGCAGTAAACCAATTTTCAAAGTTTGTATTATTTGGCTTACCAAATACTTGAATCAATTCCCGTTCTGAACCAATTGGAATAACTTCATTCATTGGGCCTTTTTCAAATGCACCAACTATTGCACCAATGGAAGTAGCAGAAGCAGGAACGACATTTGTCAAGTCAATCTCTTTAACGAGAACACCTGGACTTACTTGAAATGCCATTTTTTATTTCTCCTAAAAATGTTGAAAATCATATAATTCGTTTTCAATATTATTATTTATAAAAAACTGATTTTCACCAATTAGTGTCATAACTTCTTACAACAGGACTCCATTTCGTTCCATATTCATCAACAACATTTACTTCATTATGATAATCTGTTACACCATCAATAATAAAACCAAATGGTGCCATGTCTTGTTCCATTTGATCTTGTTGTTCCATAAATAACCTTGCTCGAATATCATCATCCGTCAATTCTTTAAAATATGTTTGTTGTACTGCCCAACCAAAAAGAACGCAACACATTGCCAAGTCATCAGTATGCCCTTCTTCTGCCTCATAAGAACTTCCTCTAAGAATGAATGTTGACCATTCATTGATTAGATCATAATCTTGAATAATAATTTTGTCAGTTTCTATAATTTGTTTAATATTTGAACAACCTGTTGCTTTGACTGCTTTTGTTGTTTTAACACCAAGTTGTGCTTTACCGCCAGAAAATCCACCACCAAGAATCTGTCCTGCTCGACCACGCATTGCTGCCATAATCATATTATCATATTCAAGATCAAATTGCAATGCATGCGCCACCTGATCGCCAATATCATTAACTTCAATCATCACATATGCTTTGTTATATGCCTTTGCAACCTCATGTATTACATTTGGAAATAACATTGGTTTGATTTCGTTGTTTCTGTATTTTGCTGCGATCTTGTAGGGAACAGTTGTTACATCAAAAACGATGAATGCAGAATAATCATTTTGTGTTCCTCTTGCCACATCTGCAACCAAAAAATAGGTTCCTTCTGGTTTTGGATTTTCATATACATCTAATCCTGCATTTGACTTGATTGGCATATGATATGCCATTGAACGAATTTTTGTTGGGTGTATTAATGTATTTGTTGAACCTAAGAAGTTGCATTCAAATTCCCTGGAAAATTGTTCAGCACTTGTGTTTGCGATGGTTTCTTTTTTCCATTTCTCATCTCTTCCTGGAATTTCGCTCCAATGAACTTCTATTGGAACATATGAATTGATCTGATTTTCTGCATCACTCCAAAGTTTATAAAACAAATTCATTCCATTTGGTGTGGAAATAACTACAACTTTGGTTGATTTACCAGAGGAGATGGTAGGATAAACAGAAGAAAAGAAGTCTTCAGCAATGTTCTGGGGTACAAAGGCAAATTCGTCAAGAAAGATCATGTTGTAAGAACCACCACGAACAGCAGAAGAAGAAGTTGCAGAGGCAACAATTCTTGAACCGTTTTCTAATTCAAGAGAACCTTTGTTCCAAGAAAGAACACCTTGCTGTAACCATTTGGGAAGATGTTCGTATGCAAGTTGAAGTCTTGCTAAAATATCTCTTGCGGTAGCTGCTTTGTTTGCAAGAATCGCAACATTGATATTGTTATTGAAGAGAACATAATGTAGAATGTATGCAACCAGTGTGGTTGTCTTACCTGATTGGCGAGGAAGTTTACATATGGTGAATCTATTGTTGTGAATTGTGCCAACAATATCTTTCTGAAAAGGAAAAAGTTTGAAAGGAACAACACCTTCATCTAGTGAAACAATCTTGATATAGTTTTCCACAAAATACAGTGGATCTTCCATGCATCTCTGGTATTCAGAGATTGTTTCTTCAGTCCATTCTACTGCAACATTGGCACGTTTGAGAAGTGGATTACCAAGATATGATTCATTATCATTCATCGTTTTTATTTTTTAATAACTTTTGTAAATCAGCAGTACTACCAACATATAATGCATTTGTGACATTTTTCGGACCAGCATTTTTTTCTGCTTTTACGCTCTTCATTTTTTCTTGTAGAGCCATTAATTTATCAGTTACATCAGCCACATTTTTAATTAAATTGCCTGCAACTTCATATGCTCTAGGTTGATCAGATTCTCTTGCAATATTCAATATACCTTCTATAGCATCTTGACCACGTTCAACCAATGTATATAAATTTTCTCTTTGATATTTGTAATCGCCTTCAATGTCTTCCATATTCATTTTAGATACTGGTGTAGCTGAAGGAGTAATTACTGATGTGGCATTTTCCACTACATCAGTAATTCCTAGAACTTCATCAAGAGTATCAATCGACTTGCTCATCTTGTCCTGTTACTGGATTGTATGTTTTTGCGTCTTCAAAATATGATGTGGTCTCATTAAATCCGAAATCATCATCAAACGATGCAGTCACTGGATCAGGTGTAGCGGAATATCTTTGTTCTCTGGATACTGCAACATCTGGTGTATTTGTATATTGATCCACCTGAACTGCTTTGATAACCTTTTGAGAACTTACTGGTCCGTACAAGAAAAACTTGACATTAAAGTTTAATGTGTATATAATTGCTCTTCTAGCAGTAAATTCACCTTCATAATTGTCTTCATAACTAATACTATTTAATACAATCGGAACATCACGAATAATATCAAGTTCTGGTCTTTCTCTTAGTGTGACTGTATATTCTGGTTGAAAGAAAGGTAAAATTTGTTCCACAATCTGTAGCGCATCATCAGAATTTTTTGCCATCACATACAATTCAAATGATAAGTTATAAGGAACAGGCATGTATGAAGATGCTACTGATGAATTAGTATCTGCCTTCTTTTTTACCTTAATTGCACGATTCAGTTTTCTTGTAGAATCATATTCTAGTGTTTGAATCTCAAATCCGATTCTAGGAAGTGTGATTGCAACAGCCTTTGTTTGATTAGCATTCTGAGACAAAAGAGTAAGCCATTTTTGTTTCGGTCCATATGCCAATGGAACTTTCATCTTTTGTGCGATTTGACCTGCTGAATTTGTGCGTGTCAAAAATATGTTATTAAAAAGTGAACCAAATGCTACAACAATATCTTTGGTTGTAGCATGATAAAAATGATCTCCAATCATGTTATGTCTCCAAATGGATTACTTTCACTAAAATCTAGAACGGTGTTATTGAATGTGTCAAAAATATCATTCTGTGCTTTAGTATCTTTTATTTCAATAGTAAAATCTTCATTCAACAAATAATTTGTTCCATCACCTTCTTGTAGAACTGATCCTGTACCATCTTCTAGTGTTAATTGATAACTTAAAACATCAAGCGAATAAGTTGTTTCAATATTGTCAATTTCAACAATTCCAGTATCAATTTGTTCTGAACTATAATCAAATGAACGGCACTTCAGTTTATAAACAGGCAGATTTTGTACCTGATAGAAAGGATCATCATGGTCGACAAATGATATTTCAAAAATATGTTTTGTTCGTGGAAAATAAACTAGATCACCTTCGTTTGGTCTTGTGTTCACAATCAAATTCTGATCAAGTGAAATTAATTGTTCCCAACGTCTTCTGGCTACAACAAAAGTAACTTCGTTCTGAATGTCAAGTCCAAACTTGGTCATCAATTCTTTTTCACCATCATATCCTTCAATATTCTCTACATACATTTCAATCAGATATGCATCATTAAATTCGGAAAGAGGATCTTCTCCAAAAATAGTATCTTCATTCACCAGTGTTCTTGGAAGATAAAAAACTTCTTGACCAAATGCTCGAAGCTGCTCAATAATCAGGTCTTCATACAATCTTTGTTCTGGTATTGTTCCTGTGTCAAAATAAACCGAAGTTGGCATTCTTTATCCTATCATGATTTCAGGTGGAAGTTCGTAAGCCAACTGAATCTGTTCTTCTAGTTTTAATAACTCTTCCTGTGCTTGTTGATAAATTGTTTCACCATTCATGGTCACACCACCCAACATCTGAACACCATTGAACTTGATCAAATTGCTACCCCATTGCATTTTGATTAGTTGCGTGGCATATCTTTTCAGATACATATCATTCCAAATATCTGGAAATGTAGCTGGATCAAGTTTACGAATTGCTTCAATCACGATATATTCACCGTCCACAATATCATGTCGCCAATCCATGTCAATGTACAGGCGATTCTGATGCTGATTGTGCCGAATTGGTTTTTGACCAATTAAAATACTATCCAGCAAGTCAAGATGCTGCATAGTCATGTCATAATGAATGATGGAAGTTGATGAGAAATCATACAAGTCATTCAATCTTAGTTGATACCGAACATCAAACATATTGATGTTTCCTTTGTCACTAAAATTGAATACCTTGATGACTGAAAGAATGGAATCAGGAACAGGAATGTAATTTTTTTGTTCTTTCCAAGCAGCAGTAGTTGTACCATCTACATCAGTAACTGTTGCAAGTGTATTGTCGGATCTTGCTCGATCAATATCTGCTTGAGAAACTTGATATTTTAAATAAACTCTTTCGGCACCATCATAATGATACTGAGCAAAATATTGTAGTGCTTGGTCTATTCTGTCTTCAACTTGGTCAGGATCAACATTTATTTCAATAACAGGATGTCCAAGTGCTCGGAGACAATATTTTTTAAATTCTTCTCTTGTGGATGGAACAGGCATAACAACTTTCTTGAAAAAATAAAGTGTTTACCTTTATTTATAAGAATAGTTATGTTACAATACTATGGTATAGAATTTATCACAGATACACTATTATCTGTGGATTCAAATAATGTCATAAATTCTTCAATAGTTGTACAAGCATTAATTTGTTCTATGATAGAATCAACGGCAACTCTTACTGATGTTCTATAGGAAGAAATCTCTTCTGGAATAGCCTTTCCAGTTTCTGATTGTCTTGTTACATACCAATCAGTGTTCTTGAGTTTTTCGTATGCTGTGGTTTTTGTTCTTTCTATCCATTGGTTTTTGAGTCCGATAGTAATACGCTGATTACCGTCTTCATCCAATACTGGATTACCGTCTTCATCTGTGACGTTTACATCGTCTA